CGGGAACTTCAGGAACTTCAGGAACATCCGGAGTAAGTGGTTCATCTGGTACATCAGGAACTTCTGGTACATCCGGAACTTCTGGTAGTAGTGGTACTTCGGGTACATCTGGTACATCCGGAACTTCTGGTAGTAGCGGTACATCAGGAACATCTGGAACTTCTGGTTCATCAGGTACTTCTGGGTTATTATCATTAACTGGTACAACTGATAATGGTGTAATCACATTAAACGGAACTGCACCAAATGCAACCGTTGAAGCAAATTTAAAATTCGATGGTACTACATTAACGGTAACTGGTAACGCTACAATTAGTGGTGACCTTACTGTAAGTGGTACAACAACATATATTAATACAACAACTCTTAACGTAGGTGATAATATTATTACACTTAACGCAGATATTGGGGCAGGAACTACACCAACTGAAAATGCTGGTATAGAAGTTAAGAGAGGTAATGCAGCAACAAAAGCATTTTATTGGGAAGAAGCAAATGATAGATGGTATGCAGAAGATGGTCTTTATGTAGCAGGTAATGTAGTTCTTAGTGGTACACTTAATACCGGACTAGGTGCTACTGAACTTTATTTAATGGACCAAAACGTTAGAACAGTCGATTCTCCAACATTCGCAACGGTAAATACGGGACAAGGTGCAAATGAATTATATGCAATGGACCAAAATGTTAGAACAACTGATTCTCCAACATTTGCAACTGTAAATACTGGACAGGGAAATAACGAATTGTACTCAATGAATCAGAATGTTCGTACAACTGATGCGGTAACATTTACTACGGTTGATACCGGACAAGGAGCAAACGAATTATATGCAATGAATCAGAATGTTCGTACAACCGATGCTGTTACATTTGCAACTGTGGATACGGGACAAGGAGCAACTGAAGTTCACTTAATGAACCAAAACGTAAGAACTACGGATGCGGTTACATTCTCTACGGTTGATACCGGGCAAGGAGCAACTGAAGTTCACTTAATGAATCAAAATCTTAGAACAACTGATTCACCAACTTTTGTAAATGTAACTGCAAATTTAACTGGTACTGCGGATAGAGCAGAAGCTGTTGATTCAAATGATACTCGTAATACAAATGATACACCATCAAGTAAAAATGCTGGAGTTTATTTTGATTTTAAAACAAATAGTACAAACGGATTAAGTGATGGTGGTACATATAACGGACAGATGTTTTGGAGAAGTTATGGTGGTAGTACTGATTTAAGTGGAGGAGCTCCAATACAAATTGCATATACGGCAAATCATAGATTGTGGACAAGAATTGGAACTGGCGCATCAACATGGAGTGATTGGAGACAACTATTAAATAGTGTTGACCAAATTTACGCTTACAATATGAATCAGTATGTTCGTACAAGCGATAACGTTGTATTCAATCAGGTAACTGCAAACTCTGGTGGTAATGGTGGAGCATTTTATTTAGGAGATACAAATGCTGGTATGTACAGAGACAACACATATGATGTTGTTATACATCAAGGTAATTCATCTGGTAACGTATTATATTTGGCAAGTGCTGGTGATGTGCGTGTAAGTATTGATTCAAATAATAATACCGATAATAAATTTATAGTAGGCAGTAATGCAATAAAAGCATCAAACGAATTATTTTCAGTAAATGAAAGTGGTATTGCATTTGCATCAGCTGATTTCAGAGCACCATTATTCAGAGATAATGATAATACTGGATATTATGGTGATTTTGCAGGAACAAACAACTTCAACCAAACCGAGCAAAATGGTAGACTTTGGTTTTCAAACTATTTGGTAGCTCGTGGTGATGGTGGTATGATGGGTAGTTATAATTCTACCGGTACTGCTTCAAAAGTAATTTGGACTATCGGTGAAAGCTGGCCAATTGGTAATATGTACGGATTGGGTTATGAATATGGAAGTGGATATGACCATCACTTAGCATTAAGAAACAATGGTACAACTTATTCTCGTATAGGTTTTGCTGGTGGGGCATTTATCGGTGGTGATTTAACTACTGGTGGAAATGTTTACTCTTATAGATTCTATGATAGAGATAATACGGGATACTATTGTGATCCAGAAAATATATCTCGTATGTACCAAATAAATTATAATAATTTATATTATGCTCCCGATACAAGCTATGGATTTATTGGTGCAAACGTATATGCAGATACTATAAACTCTGGATATGCTGGTGACCAATTAGAACTATGTTATTATAGAGGTACATTTACATCTACGGCTGGTTCTATGAGGGCTCCAATATTTTATGATAGAGATAATACTGGATATTATGTTGACCCAGCATCATTTACCGAACTATATGGTGGATTAAGAATGAGTGGAGGTCATGGTGATTCTACAATGAGACTTAGATTATTGGCATCCAATAATGGAGCAGGACAAGGTGTAGTTCATTTACAATCTTGGTGTTCTGAACCAGGTAACACATGGTCTTGGGCTGGATTTGGATACAATGTGGATAATACCTACCACGATGGTTCTGGTCCTTACTATTTTAGTAGACCTAATACTTCGTTTGGACAAGCATATATGAGATTTAGTACCGATGGTAGCTGGTATTTTTATAATACAAACACATCCGGTACTAGAGTTACTAATATGGAATTATATCCATCAAACTATGTGTATTTTAACAACTATGCACAAGGTGGTAACTCATTAAGAGCACCAATATTCTATGATAGTAACAACACTTCATATTATGTAGACCCAGCCGGTACTGCTAGATTATCATATGTAGTAGCAAACGGTGGTATTCGTATTGATGGAAATGAAAACCTTTACTTAGATAATAACTACGGACAATCTGTTGTGGGCATTTACACATCAACTAGATATCAGGGTGTATTCGCAATGGGTAATTCATATAAATTATCAATTGATGGAGCAGCTACTAACAACCACTACGGAATTGCATGGTCACATCCAAATGCCGGAGGACAGGCATCATATTTGAATGACCACGGTATGTTAATACAAAACTATGGTACTACATTCGCAGCAATTTCTTCTAGAATTTGGGTAAGAGACCAAATGGATTCTCCAATATATTATGACCGTAATACTGGATATTATTTCAATGGTGATGGTGAAAGTAACTGGCAAGGATTAACACTTAGAGGTAAAGCCCAAATTGGATTAACTGGTAAAACGAATTGGAAAAGACCAGATATTACTGGTGATAGTAACTATTGGACGGGTGCATTTGGTTGGGGCACATATGACTTAAATGAAGTAATGACTTGGGGTAGTGGATTTTTTGATACATGGTCTAATCCGGCAAACCAACCATCTGGTACTTCCCATTGGGTAGGAGTTCAAACATATCACTACACTAATGCATATAATAGTGGATATGGTTGGCAATTGGCTGGTGGACCTATTAGTAACTTAAGGTTTAGAAATTCTTGGCCAAATAATAGTGGTTGGACAACTGTTGCAATGCATGACCGTAATGATGGAAGTGGCGGCTGGTTATATGCTGGTGGATATTATGATTCAAATGATACTGGATATTATATGGACCCTAACTCAACTTCGGATGCCGCGATGCGAATCAGAGGTGGTACTCTACATGGACCAAACCCAACTTGGGGAGCATATCTTTATGTTGGTGCAAATGGTAGACCTAACTCATACGCATCTGTTGTAGCAACTAATGGTAACTTACACTTAGATTGTCAAAATGGATATGAAACTTATATTAACCACTATTCTGGAAATAGAACGTATCTTTATGAAATAAGAACAAACTTTATTTACGATAGAGATAATACTGGATATTATTGTGACCCTCAATCTTATTCTCAATTTAGTAGTGGTGAATTCAACAACTATTGTAGAGCAGCAAGATTTACATTTATTGGAACGGGTGGTAACTCTGGACAAGGTACTAATGCATATGAAATATTCCAAGAAGGTGGTGGATGGGGTTATCCTTATCCGGATTTAAGAATTGCATATCATACTGGTATTAAATTGGGAGCAAATGCTGGTTCTTATGAAGGAACTAGAGTTTATTCTGATTACGATATGAGTGACTTGTGTATTCAATTAGCAGGTTCATCAAACTATTCATTTAAGTATAAGTGGATGTACACAAATGATAGTGGATTTTATTCCAATGTAAACAGTGCACACTGGTATCCAAATAACTCCACATACGGAACTTGGAGAATGGACGGGTATAAAAACTCATACACAGGTATTTTACAAGATGTAGGTAACACTCCTGTTACTGGTATGTTTGATACTGGTGGAAATGGTGGTTGTTATTATCAATCGGGTAGATGGATGTTCTATCACTATTTTCCATATAATTGTACGGGTATTAATACATCTTCAACATCACCATCATATGGTATTTATGTTTCTGGTGGTATTTATTCGACTGGAAATATTGTAGCATATTCTGATGCTAGAAAGAAAACTAATATTGTAACAATTGAATCTGCATTAGAAAAAATTCTTAAATTAAGAGGTGTTTATTATAATAGAATAATAGATGCAGCTGCAAATATTACACCTGAAATTGCAGAAAAAAGACAAACAGGATTAATAGCTCAAGAAACTGTAGATATATTTCCAGAAGTTGTTACATATGATGATGTAAATGATGAATTTGGTATTTCGTATGGAAGTTTTGCAGGATTGTTTGTTGAAGGATTTAAAGAGCAAGAAAAAGTTATAAGTAAACAAACAGAAGAGATAAACTTTTTAAAAGAAGAATTACAAAAACTTAAAGATTTAATACTTAATATTAAACGATAATAATATGGCACTAATTAGAGATTATGAATTACCTGGTACTGGTTTGACTATTCCAAACACATATCACGTTGTTACAAATGTAAAAGTTGAAAAAAGAATGAAGGATACTCCAGCACCTCCAGACCCTACAAGACCTGATGGAATTACATTTGGAGCAAATTCTCCAGAAACCGCAGTTTATTGGCAAGCTGGTTATACGGCAGAGATAGCAGTAACTGTTTGGAAGGATAAAGTAGCCAGAGATATTGGTGCAAACCCAATTGGATTTATTGGAAAAAATCCATCTGATAATAAACATGGTGTTACTATTGGTACTTCTGGTATGGACCATAGGTGTGTGTTTATGCTAGAAGTACCATCTGAATTAGACCATATGGCACAAGCATATAGACATTTATTAACTACTGATTATTATAGTGGTTCATTAGAAGTTTAAAAAAAACAAAATAGATATATTTATACAATATAAACACAAATATTATGGGATATACATACGAATGGAAGTTAACAGGACTTAACAAGCAAAATAGCACCAATATAGAGGATGCTGTTATTGGCACACGATGGAAATTAACAGGTACAGATACAGATGGTAATGTGGGTACTTTTACCGGAGCAACTCCGTTCAGCATTAACACAATAAACACATCTAGTTTTACACCATATAGTGAATTAACAGAAACACAAGTTCTTAATTGGATTAAAAACCACGTAAGTGGTTCAGGACCTTCAAATTATTGGGGACACATATCTGAAGTAATTGAAAAAGAAATAAATAGTAAAAAATGGGTTAAGGTAGAAGTTTCTGAAATAGACCTACCGTGGTCACCAACATCTGGTAGTACAACACCATACTTCGGTGATACAGCTCCTGTTTAAACAAAATACAAAAATATAATTGTAGATTGTAATATCGATTCTTAATAATTAATTTGTGTTTTGAATATTTTGTTTATATTTATATGAGTATTACTGTAAGTTATTACTAATACAAACTTAAAATACAAATCGAAGAAATAAAATGGCAGAAAGAATCGTATCACCTGGCGTATTCACAAGAGAAAATGACCTATCCTTCTTAGCTCAAGGAGTTGGAGAAATTGGAGCGGCATTTATAGGACCTTTTAAACAAGGGCCTGCATTCGTTCCAACAATCGTAAGAACGCAATCAGAATTTGAAGATATCTTCGGAACACCTGATGGAACTTATTATACCGAATACGCAGTACAAAATTATTTAAGAGAAGCTGGACAAGCAACAATCGTAAGAGTAGCCGGTATTGGTGGTTATCAACAAGCCGCACCTTTAGCAATTTTTGCTTCTGGTTCATCCCTTCAATCAGTAGGTACTAAATTAATTGGTTTATTACATTCAACAAATGCTGGAAACGAAGGTGTTGGTTTTACTGGAGCAACTGTAGTTAGTGATGATTCATTAGATGGTTCTTGTTTTATAGCAGGAGCTGGATTAAACGTATCAGCATCAATTTTACCAACTGCTACAAATGATTTAGCAGATGTATTTGGTGAATCCCCATTCGGTTCTAAAACAGCATACGCTTATTCATATTTTGAAAATGCGGCTGGATACTATACCGGTTCTGCTGGAAACAACATCGTAATAACTAGAGTTGTATTACCAACTCAAACATTTGGTGATGCTAGTGAAGCAGAAACTCCAATTATAGTATCTCAATTAATTAGTGGTGAAAGATATAACTTATTTAAATTCGAAACAATAGGACATGGTACATTATATAATACTAAATTTAAAGTTGGTATTTCTAATGTAAAAGCAGCTGGTGAAGATGGTTCAACTGACTATTCAACTTTCACTGTAACTATTCGTTCATTTAGTGATACCGATAAAAGAAAGAGTGTAGTTGAAACATATAATAACGTAAACTTAGACCCTGCATCTCCTAACTATATAGCTAGAAGAATTGGTGATAGAAAGTTAACAATCGATCCTGATGGAAAATTAACTGAAACTGGTGATTATTCAAATAAATCAACAAATGTAAGAGTAGTTGTACAAGATGCTAATTCTAGTATCTTAGGACCAGGTTCTTATCCAGTATCTGCAGCACCATTTGGACATAGTGCTTATACAAATCCAATTAAAGCAACAAGCCCTGCAGAATCACTTTTAGTACCTGCAGTAGTTTTCCAAACAAATTCAACTGGTAACTCAGCATCATCTCCTATATATTATAGTGGACTTGATTTTGAAATAACTGGAGCATCAATCGATAATAAACAATACTTAAGAGCAATTCCTACAAGCGCAGAAACCGGTTCTAACGTAACATTCGCATTTGATTCTCAATTAACATATGTAATGACTGGTTCGGCATCAACTGATATGGTTAAAAGACAATTTGTATTAGGATTCCAATTTGGATTTGATGGTATGAACCCAACTGTAAGAAAAGCTAAGGCTGGTGATACTGATTGGGGTAATGGAAATACACAAGGATTTAGTTGTGCATCTTCGTTATCTTCTGGTTCAATCGCATACACAAAAGCAATCAACGCTGTATCTAATCCTGATGAATATGATATCAATATGGTAGTAACTCCTGGTATTGTAAGAAGTTTACACCCTGCAATTACCTCTAAAGTAATTGATATGGTTGAAGATAGACAAGATTGTTTCTACATCGCCGATTTTAATGATTATGATGATACAATTACTGAAGCAACTGAGCAAGCAAATTCAGTAGATTCAAACTATGTAGCAACTTACTATCCTTGGATGAAAACAATTGATAGTAACACAAATAAATTAACTTCAGTTCCACCTTCTACATTGTTACCTGCAGTATATGCAGCAAACGATAGATTGGCAGCTGAATGGTTTGCACCTGCAGGTTTGAATAGAGGTGGTATTACCGGAGCAGTTAGTGTATTGAATAGATTAACACACTCTGAAAGAGATACTCTATATGAGAACAAAGTAAACCCAATTGCGGCATTCCCTGGACAAGGTATTGTGGCATTCGGACAGAAAACATTGCAAGATAAGGCATCTGCTTTAGATAGAATCAATGTTAGAAGATTACTTATCAACTTGAAAAAATTCGTTGCATCAACATCTCGTTTCTTAGTATTCGAACAAAATACTTCTACAACTAGACAAAGATTCTTAAACACTGTGAACCCTTACTTAGAATCAGTACAACAAAGACAAGGACTTTATACCTTTAAAGTTGTAATGGATGAAAGTAACAACACACCTGATGTAATTGATAGAAACATATTAGCAGGACAAATTTTCTTACAACCGGCTAAGACAGCGGAATTTATCGTAATAGATTTCAACATCTTACCAACTGGAGCAAGTTTCTCAGCATAATACGAAAATAAAGGAAGTAGATATTTATTAATATAAAATAAAAGGATAATAAAATGGCAGAAATATTAGAGTTTGACAAGATGTTCTATACGAACTTCGAACCTAAAATGAAAAATAGATATGTGATGGAGATAGATACTATCCCTTCATATCTTGTAAAGGCGATGAACAGACCTACAATTCAATTTGAAACAATTGCATTAGACCATATCAACGTAAAAAGAAAATTACAAGGTAAAGGTGATTGGCAAGACATAACAATTACATTGTATGACCCAATTGTACCTTCTGCAGCACAAAAGGTAATGGATTGGATTCGTTTAGGACATGAATCAATTACTGGTAGACGTGGATACGCAGATTTCTATAAAAAAGATATTACTTTCTACCTATTAGGACCAGTTGGTGATAAAATTGAACAATGGACTTTAAAAGGAGCATTTATTCAACAAGCAAACTTCGGTGAATTAGATTTTTCATCAAATGAAGTTGCAACAATCGAACTTACGTTGTCCTACGATTACGCCATTCTAGAATTTTAAAATATTCCTTACGGAACGCTACCGAAGGATAACCCTCATCAGAAATGGTGGGGGTTTTTTATTTCTAATTTTTTAATTTCTATGTATTTATATATACAAACTTAAAAACGAATAACGTTATGGCAGAAACACAATATGATTTTCCAACGGAAGTATTAGACCTTCCATCTCAGGGTAAAGTTTACCCAAAAGAACACCCACTATCTTCAGGTAGGATTACTATAAAACATATGACAGCAAAAGAAGAAGATATTCTTTCAAACCAAAATCTTATTAAAAAAGGTATTGTTTTGGATAAATTATTTGAATCTATTATTGTTGGCAACGTAAATCCTAGTGAAATTATTTTAGGAGATAAAAACGCTATTATTCTTGCAACTAGATTGTTGGGATATGGTCCGGAGTATTTTTTTAAATTTTATTCATCTAAATTAAATGAATCAATTGATGCAAAGGTTGATTTGGGTAAAGTAAAAACAAAAGAAGTAGATTTATCATCGTTTGATAATAAAAATGAATTTGAATTCGTATTGCCATCTAATAAGAAAAAAATTATATGTAAATTACTTACACATGGTGATGAAATGGCAATAGATAAAGATATTCAGGCTATTGAAAAATTAGGTGGTGCTGGTGCAGAAATTACAACTCGTCTACGTTATATGATTCAATCGGTTGATGGGGATAATTCATCAACAACTATAAACAAATTTGTAAATGGATTGTTGGCAATAGATAGTAGAGCATTAAGAAGTTATGTAAAAAAAATATCACCTGATGTTGATATGAAATTTACTCATATCCATGAAGATGGAGAGGTGGAGGAGGCGCCTATCACTATGGGTGTCAGCTTTTTTTGGCCTAGCACGGAATCATAGTATTCAAATACATACCCAAATATTTGATATGGTTCAATATGGGAATGGTTTTACCGTAATGGAACTTTATAAAATGCCAACTTATTTAAGGATGTTTTACTATAATAAATTAGTAGATTCTAAAAAGAAAGAAGCAGATGAAGTAAAAAAATCAAACAAAGCAAATAATTCAAAAGTTAGGGTTAATAGATAATCCTAACTTTTTTTATTAATAGGATATTTATAGATGTTAAACTACAACTAATATGAAGAAATATAAAATATCAAAATCCAATTTAAAAGAATTTTTTGGATTATTTGGTAAAAAGAAACCACAAACATTGCAATCAATCATAGATGCAGACCCGGTAATGAGAAAATTAGATAATGAAATGGAAGATATTGCTAAAACTTTTATTCCTAGAATTAGAAAAATAAAAGATACACAACCTGAATTATTTAAAAAAATGCAAGATTTGGGTATTATAGATAAGGATTTTAAATAACATTGATTTAAATGGCAGTAGCACCACTAACACCAGCAGACCAGGCAGAATTAAATCGTTTATTAGAAGAAAACGCAGAAATAAAAGAGCGCATTCGTATAATAAACGAAAAAATGGCTGCTGCCACCGATGGTGAGAAAAGACAGTTGGCGGATATGATGCGAATTGAGAAAGACCGATTAAAGGGTCAAACTGATTCTGCTAAAGGGCTCAAAAAAAGACAAGAATATTTAGATTATGAAGAAAGTAGTTTAACTTCATTGGCTAATATGTCAAAGGGTGCATTGAGTGTTTTAAAAAAACAAACAGCCGGTGCAAATACATTATCAAGTTTAACTGCAACAATTTTAGCAAGAAAAGAAGCAGAATTACAATTAGAAGGTGATGCGTTAAGAGCTTCACAAAAAGAAACTGCAGTTTTGGAAAGCATGAATTCATCAATAATGCTTAAATCAGAAGAACTTGCTGCCATTAAACATGAAATATCCGAGGCAGATAAAGAAATAGAAAACGTAGAACGTTCTATTGCACATTTATCTGGAGAAGCAAAGGAAGAAGCGGAAGCTCATTTAAAAACATTAAAAAATCTTAATCAACAATTATCAAGAAGTGAAGCAATTCATGAAGCTAATCATGAACTGTTACATCATATGCCTGGATTTATAGGAGATGCATTGGATATGGCAAAAAAGATGGTAGCACAAATAGCTGCAATGGGTGCACCACTTGTAATAATGTATGCACTAATAGGCGCAGCATTACACTCATTTGTAGCGTTAGATGCAGCGGCACAAGATTTTAGAAAAGAAACCGGATTACTAAATTCACAAACAAAAGATTTAGTTAACAATGCACATCATATCGAAATGAATTTCAGAGATGCTGGTGTTGAGTTAAAAGATGTATTTGATACTGCAAAAGCATTAAAAGAAGAATTTAGTGATACTGTAAACGTTTCCGAAGAAGTATTGGCATCATTGGCTGTAATGGGTAAAAACTTCGGAGTTTCTGCAGGTAATGCTGCAAAAGTTCAAAGTATACTTGAAAGTGTTGGAGGATTATCATCGGAAACAGCGGCTAATGTGGGAAATCAAGTTGCAAATATGGCTAAATTAGCCGGAGTTGCACCTGATAAAGTATTTAAAGATATTGCTGAAAACGCTGAAGCTGCGTCAACATTCTTTAAAGGTGATATAAATGCGTTAGCTAAAAATGCAATACAAGCTCAAAGAATGGGTACTTCGTTAAAACAACAGGTATCATTGGCAGAAAAATTATTGGATTTTGAAAATGGTATTGAGCAAGAAATGGTAGCGGCAACGTTTGTAGGGGGTGAGTTTAATTTAAGTAGAGCAAGAGCATTGGCAATGGAAGGTAAACTTCAGGACGCAAATGAAGAAACCCTAAAACAAATTCAAAGAAGTGGTGATTTCCGTCAAAAAGATTATTTCACACAACAACAATTGGCTAAAGCAGCCGGTATGAGTGTTGAAGAAATAAATAAGCAGTTAATGATGCAAGAAAAGTTGAATGGATTAACTGAAGAAGAAAAGAAACTTGCAACGGATGCTATTGATAAGGGGTTAGATATTACTAATATGACCAAAGAACAATTGGCAGAAGAAACTAAAAAAATAGCAGCACAAAACGAACAACAAGGACAATTGGCTAGAATGCAAAACGCATTTATGGGAATCGTTGCAACTATCGGTGGGGCGTTATCTCCACTATTAGAGGGGGTGGCAACTGTATTAAATTTAATAATGATACCAATAAATGCAGCAGCAGACGGATTTGCGGCTTTAGTTGGTTTTATGAAAGAGGCATTACCATTAACCGCAGCATTGGTAGCGGGAGCAGCTACTTATTTTTATTATAAAAACCAAGCTTTTATTACAGATAAAGCATCTGCGGCTTTTGCTGTAGTAAAAGCTGGCGCGGAAGCCACATATAATGGTATTATAGCTGCCGGTAATTTGATAAAGAAAAAAGGATTATTAGGAGCGATTGCTGAAATGGCTATGAGAGCATTTGCGTCTGTATCGGCAAACCCATTTATAGGTCCTATATTGGGTGTGGCAGCTGCGGCTGGTGCATTGGCATTGGGTTATCAATATTATAGTAAGGCGGGAGACGTAATGTCACCTGCTGATGGTAAGACCCGAATATCAACTAAAGAAGGTGGATTATTTGAATTAAGTAAAAATGATGATTTGATGGCCGGTCCAGGATTAGCCGGAGGTGCAGGAGGCGGTGGAGGTGGAGGAAGTTTATCGGCATTAGCAGCACCATTAGCAGCAGTAGTAAACGAAATTAAAGCACTAAGAGCGGATATGGCATCTGGAAAAATAGCAGTGTATATGGATTCTGCAAAGGTTACTTCGAATGTTAATACTCAAGTTGAAAAAACAACGAGAAATAGCTATAACATGGGACAAGCATAAAATATAATTTGATGCCAACAATAGAAGAATTATTTAAAACCAAAAAGTTGATAAGTGGACAAACCGCTGAACAACAATATGATATTCGTAATACTGCCGATATAAAAAGAACGCCGTATAACGTCCTAATGCGACCATCTTTTGCAATCGCACAACTTGCAAGAAAAACTTTATCAGGTAGATTAAGAGAAACAAAATTGGAGGAAGAAGTAACTGGATTAAGAATATTAGCAAGTACCACATCTCCAATTATATATGGAACTGATATACTTAAATTCGCTAAAAAGACTAGGGGTATTGTTGAAGATATGAAACTTGGAGCTAATGGTACAGAAGGAGCTGTTGGAAAATTATCTTCTTTTATAGCCAAAGGTGAAAAGTTTGGCAATGAATTATTATCAAAAATAGGTGCTAAATTACCAGAAGAACTGATACCAAGCCGTATTGCATTAAATTCTGATTTCAAAAAGAGTAAAGTATCCGATACAATGGTCACATTGGCTACTTTAAAAACAAATGCTGGTGGTAATTTATTGGGCAAACTTATTAAAGATAATTTACAAGGAAGACCTAATCCAAATCAGATACTTGGTTCGGCGCTGGAATTAGGTAAAAAGAAATTAAATACTTTATTATTAGGCTCACCATCCCAAGCGGCAGTAAATTTTGCCAAAGATGGTGGGGATAACTATGATAACGATTCACCATATGGTAAGGTAATGACCGGAGCTCAGTATTTAGCAGAAGATTTGATTGCACTAAGAAAGGACTTATCATCAAAATTTGTTGCGTATGAACCCGATAAATTTAATCTACCATTACCTATAACAAATTATATTGCAGTACCAACTTTTTCAAAAGAACCCAAACAAATGTATTCAAAGACAAAATCAATAGATTCATTGGAAGTAAAAAGAGGAATGAGAAACGGTTCGGATGAATTAAATAGAATAGTTCAATATGAATCTACAGATGGTTTAAAACCAACCGGTAGGGATGTGAATTTACCAACATTAAAATCACTTGATTTAGTAGAACTAAAGTTTTGGTCTGTTGCTAAACAAGCAGCTGTGAATTTCAGAGCAACCTTAACCGGTATTACTGAAACGGTATCACCAACTTGGGATACTCAAAAATTTGTAGGTAATCCATTTAATTTTTACACATATAGCAATATTGAAAGAAGTGTAAATTTTGCATTTAAAATATATGCACTTAATGCGGATGAGTTAAAAGCTTGTTGGCAAAAAATTAATTTTTTAACTAATTTAACATATCCACAAGGGTATGCAGGTAATATTGCGGTAGTACCACCGTTTATTAGGTTTACGTTGGGTAGTATGTATGTTAATAAAGAATCTTTTATTTCGGATTTATCATACGAAATACCTGATGATGCGCCGTGGGAAACCGGTGAAGATGGAATGGATGAGTATATATTACCAAAAATTGTTAATGTTACTATGACTCTTAAATTAGTAGAAACAGTTGGTAGTACATATCAAATGGCAACCGGTGAGAGGAAAGCGGTGGCTGAAGGTAAAACTGCGGATGGTAAAGTAGTGCCTGCAGTTCCGGCAGCACCTGCCATAGCTGCTTCCGCAAAACGTTTATATGGCTATGGTGCATCTAATCCAAATCAAATATTGAATGTAGATACTGCAAAAAATTTAGATAAGGGAGGTGACCCAATCAAACAAACACAAGTTTCCGATTCTCCAAATGCACCGGCAGCACAAAAAACAGAAAATCCAGTTGCGGAAGCACCAAAAATGAAAGAAGACCCTAAGGGTAAATTTGTAGCAGATTATAAAGGCTTAAAATTATATATAAAAGATGCTAATGGGGGTAATAAGACTATAACAAGTTATAAAGGTGATATGGTAATTACAAATAATGCCACAAATAAAAATAATAAAGGTAAATTAACAGAAGCGCAATTAATTCAGTACGAAAAAGAATATATAGATAAAAATTTAACAAGACTATCAGATAAATAAAAGTAAATGGAAAGCAGATATTTAAATAATAAAATTAAAAAAACAATAGATGGTAGACAGGTATATAGGTCAAAAATATATCCGAATATTCCACCATCTGACCAAGATACCTTTGTAGCAACGGAAACCGGTGATAGATTGGATACTTTGGCATATCAATTTTATGGAGATTCGAGATATTGGTGGATTATAGCAACATCCAATAATATTCATGACGCAAACATTGGATTTGAAGAAGGAACTATTTTAAGAATACCTGCGAATTATATCGAAATAGCAGGAGCATTTACACAATCATAATTTATAAATGAGTACATTTCCACAATTATCTAACATTGACTCTAAGATTGCAAACAATCTTAAATTTGGAACAAAAGCCGGCTTAAATGCTTCTCAACGAATTTGTTGGATTAGAGTATTTTCTGGAGCAAAAACCGGAGCTGCGGAAGGATTGATTATATCATCTAATATGAATTATGGTACATTTAATCCATCTACAACTAATAATGCGGGATTTGTATATGGAAATTCAGTAAGTGGTGGAACTTTTGGTAATACTTGGGCGGGAGGAGCCCTTCTCTCAGCGGGAGGACCGTTAAGACCTTCTCCTGGTATAACTGGTTTACAAATAAAAGAAGGTAAGGACCAAATTTCAAGAGAATGTACTCTATCACTAGAATGCTTTTCATTGGAACAAATGGAGCTAATGCAAAGGTATTTTTTAGAGCCTGGATATTCTTTATGTATTGAATATGGATGGAATAGCAATGTAGGGTTAGCGCAAAAAATGCCAAACATCGGTACTGCGGGTATTTTACAAGCTGCAGCAGACCGTAATTTAAATGGTAATAACTTACACCAAAGAAGGGTTGATAGTTTGGGAGATTATGATACATTTTTAGGATTTATAGTGGGTGGGAATGTTCAATCGGATGATGATAAGTGGAAAATATCAGTAAAATTGAGAGGTGCACCAGGAATGCCAACATTTTTACAATCACAAAATAAAACTTTAAAAATAAACAGTGACGGAACAATAGAAGAAAAAGAAGGCGAACCAATATTATATGATATAGCCGATACGATTTCTCCTGCTGCCGGCGAAGATGTGAGAAAGAACAGAAGGTTCAAAAATATGTATAATCAATTACCAACTACAAGACAAATAGAAGCTGTAAGGGATTTGTTAACTACTAATAAAGTGGGCTGGTATGATTTTATAAATTTTGATGCAGCCGTAAATAAAGCAATTACTACATATTCGTCTCCGGGATTTTTTGCAAGGACTTTTACCAGTGCTTCCGAAACCGTAACAGTTGGAAAAGCTAAAATAGAAAAGGAAAAACTATTTTCAACAAACAAATATATACGATTTGAATTGGCTATTGATATTTTAAATAGAAATGGAGAATTTAGTGATTATATATTAGCCGGAAAAAAACTTCCTATTACAATTGATATCAGTAATGCAAAAATAGGAGCGTTTCCAAATATGTTTTCCACAAAAGATTCTAAATTGATAATACCAGGATATATGCCTGATTTTTCTGCATATTTTTTAAATTCAGGTAAAATAACTCAAAAAGCTGGTGGGGTGTTTGATTGTGCCGGTGCAGCGGAAAGTCCATTTGGTGTTGTAGATAATAAATTACCAACAGTTGGTGCATTTGTTGAAACCGCAGATACTTCTCTAGGCCCATCTCATACGGAAAAAGGAAATTATTGGGGATATTTAAAAAACCTTTATATAAATTTTGAAGTATTTAGGTCAAAACTAGAACAAAAAAATAAAACCATTAGAGAAGTTTTATTGGATATGTTAAATGAAATGTCATCGGCTGTAAATTCCTTTTGGAATTTTCAGGTAGTTGAACAACAAGACAAAGATGGTAATATTATACTAAGTGTTGTTGATGAAAATTGGATTGGGAAAAAAACGGATGGCTCGGTACAATTCTATCATTCAGGTCCTTATTCTATATTTTTAGATGCTAGTATAGATATTGCATTACCATCTGAAATGACCAATCAAATTATTAGTAGAAGGTTATCTTTGGCAAATAATCCAGATGAACCGATTGTTGGAGTTGGTGGGTTTTTTGAAAGTGCAACGGATTTATTTTTGACTAGTTATACTGATAGTAATGGTAACCCAAAAAAGATACTAACCGAAGACGAAAAAAAGAAACAAGATGAAGCCGCGGCGGCGGCAGCGGCAGCAACTGCAGAAGAAGATAAAAAGTTACCTTCACAGAAAACCCAAGAAAAAATTAGTGCGAGTAATACACGAGATTCTGAGATAGATAAAGCCAAAAGTGCATTGTTTAAAGAGAGTCGACAATTAACAACGGATCTTGATTTAGTGGATGGTACTGTTGCTTGGAACGATATAGATCCAGATGGTGATGAAAAATTAGATCCTGAAAAAAAGGCAAAAATTGATGCTAAAATAAAAGAAGTCACTGCAAAAATAGCAGCATTGGACGCAGAAAAAACTGCAAATAAAGCGGCAAGAGAAATTCTAGACAAACAAAAAAAAGAGGAAGTAAAAACAGAAACAGATGCGGATGGTGAAATTGCTGCCAAAGCCATCGGCGCTAATTTAGAAAAAATAGATGTTGTACCCAAAGTTGACCTGGATACAATTCCAGAAGAGCTTGGTGAAATTACCGCCCCATCAGTTTTAAAACAAAAATTTCAGATATTTTGTATGGACGATGAGCCATTATTTGATAGATTAAAAAACGATGCATTTGCAAATAAAAATAAAGGAACTACTGCAAAAGGATTATCACATCCACTTCCAATAAAATACACTTTTAAAGTTTTAGGTACAAGTGGGTTTAGAAGGGGTGATACTTTCAATATTATTGGAATACCAACAAAATATGCCAAACATGGTTTATTTCAGATTATAGAAATAGAACATAATGTGGGTGGTATGGCATGGACAACATCGGTAACCGGACAATATAGACAAATGCAATAATATGATAAATCCAGATAGATATAATCAATTAAACAATAATCTTTCCGAGTATGAATTACCAGAAATTTTAGCGTATATACCAACTCCAACGGAGATTGAGTATAAAAGAGGATATATACAAAGATATTTTGTTCAAAAATCGAATGATATAAATTCTTATATTTTTGAAGTAAGTAAATATAATTTTGCATCATTGCAAATAAGTCCGTATTTTACAATAGTGGCTATTCTTTGGAAAATCTCTGGAAATCCAACCGAAATAATGGATGCAAATGGTAAATCAATTAAAATTGGTAATAAAACTATTCCATCTTTACACAAATATTTACAAAATACTTTACAATTTTCTAAACAATAATTTGGAATTGTTATAAAAATTTCATATATTTGTATTTATTGATATGGGGGTGTCATGGAATTGATTGCAATGAGAGACATAGTATCACACGTAGACAGAAGTGCTAGATGTCTTTAAATCTGTACAAAACAATAACTGACGAAATGTCAACTATGACCTTCGAAGACCTTATGGCTTTCGTAGGTGCTGATTACGCTGTAGCAGCCTAATCACAACAATCGGGTCGGTGCACATATAACCTAGGAACAGAAGTGTTTACAAAGGCTTTATTCGTTGAGCCCGAATCAACGAATTGGTGGAAAAGCTGTACTAACCATACGGCCCCAATTATTTTGGAAAGTAAATAAGATTAAACTTTATCCTAAACGTGTGACATGCTGGTATTATGGTTACTTTGTAAGACGGGAGTTCGAATCTCCCCACCTCCACTATCGTTTTTCCCATCTCCACTATATTTATTAATATAAAAGAGATGGGAATTATGAAAACTATTAAATTACAATGCTCAAATTGTGGAATTGAGTTTCAAAAAGATATTAGAGAGTATAAAAGACAAATAAAAAACGGAAGGACTAGTTTTTATTGTACTCTTAGTTGTTCAAAGAAAACAATAGAAAACATTTTGATGATAACTCAAAGTGTAAAACCTTTTCACTTTGTAGGTGGAGAAAATAAAATCATAACAAACGAAGGAAAGGTATTTCAGGCTATGAAAGAGTTCAGTAGAAGAATTCGTAGAAGAAAGAAATTTGACAAAGAAGTATCACCAAATGATTTGATGGAAATTTGGAATAATCAAAGTGGAAAGTGTACATATACAAATGTTCAATTAATTCTACCTTTTAGCCCTGATTATAATCAATCAAACAACAATTTTAAAGCATCTATTGATAGGATTGATTCTAACAAATCCTACTCTATTGATAATATACAATTTACAAGTGTAACTGTCAATTATTTAAAAAATAATATGATAGAATCTGATATTACTCAATTTTTTAATATAATAAAAGGTTAATTTGGTAATTTGGGGATTTTTTCGTATATTTGTAATATTATGGCAAAAGTAGAACCAAGTGCTAAAGATAAACCGCGTAAATTTGAACACATCTATAAAGATGATGATGGGTGTGAATCAATTTGGAAATACGATTTAGATAAGTTTCCAAATGGACCAATTTCGGTTGAACAAAAATACCCACCTCACTATGAGAAGAAATTAAAAGCTCAACAAAAAGAAGCCAAATTGGTAAAGAGTCAATCAACATTAGAAAAAGCAAAAGCTGCAAATAAGAATGATAAGAGTAATAGAAAATATTGGTGAGTTAGAAGAATTAAAGGTAAAATTGGAAACCGAAGTATCCCTTTGGTATCCTATGTGGGTAGATAATGATAAGCATCCACGAAACACCCATATATCCTTTGTCCTGATACGAACTCTTACTGATAGGTATATTCTACCACATCAACATACCGATACTACAGCCCTCTCTAAATCGCAAATAGAAGGGGTGCTGAATACTGCCGGAGATAAGTGGGTTTTTCAAAAAAAGAAGCTACTACAATCGTTCTCTAATTTAAGGAATGGGTTGAATGATATTGATACCGCACACTTTCTTAAAACCGGAGAAACGATAGATTACCAACAACCAATACAACATTTAGTAGCTCCCTTATTACATAAAGGTTACAAAGAAGATATCATCCAATCTATTCCTATTCTTAAGTTGTGTGAAGCCGTTGATAATGAATTTCTAAAACATCATAATCAAAAAACTAACACTTATAATTGGTACAACGATACCTTCTTACCAATCCTTTCAGATATTGAACAATTCGGAATTCGGGTCGATAGGGAAAAATTTATTGATAGATGGCCACAAGCCCTCAAACAACTTTCCTCCGATAATTTAGTGTTTACGGAATATAATCCATTTACGATAACGGGTAGACCATCCAATAGACATGGTGGTGTGAACTATGCAGCCTTAAACAAATCGGATGGGAGTAGAGATACCTTAATAGCGGATGGGATATTCTTACAAATGGATTATGATTCGTATCACCCACGTCTTATTGGTAAGTTAATTGATTTTCCTTTACCACAAACTAATGTTCACCAATGGTTAGCCGAACAATATGGATGTGATGTAGCTGAAGGTAAAGGTGTAACGTTCCGCCTTCTTTATGGTGGGATTGATGATGAGTTTCGACAAATACCATACTTTGATAAGGTAGCTGATTTTATTGATGTGTTTTGGAAGGAAAGTGTGGAAAGGGGTTATATCCAAACTCCGAACCGCCATATACCATTGAGTTGGGTAGAACAATCCAATCCACAAAAGGTATTTAACTATCTACTTCAAGCATATGAAACTGAAATGAATGTGGATAAAATGAAAACCATATTGGATTATATTAAGGGGACTGGGATTAGTTTAGAATTATACACTTATGACTCATTTCTATTTGATGTACCTGCCGATGTGGATAAAAGTTTAATTAAGGGATTAAAGAATATAATTGAGGAAGATGGATATCCTATCAAAGCAAGTTGGGGAAAAACTTACGGAAACCTCTAAACAACATATTTATAGTATATAGAAAAATATGCTATAATATGAGAAAAATCTCCGTTTTATTATCGTTCCTTTTAGTTTCCTTAGTATCATTTGGGCAGTTGCCGGATGTAAGAGTAAAAAATGGAGTGTTTGATATACTTTATTCACAATCATTAGAACAACCCCTAATTATTAAGTATCGTTCTCTAAACCGACCAACAAAGGTTAATAGAGGACATATGGATTTCTATAAAGAACCAACCATCAAAACATCAGATGGTGAAGATTACAAAGGAAACGTTTACGATAAAGGACATGGAGCTCCTGCGGCAACGTTCTCTGATAATGAAGTGAACTTAAAGCAGACATTCTCATACCTAAATTCAATAATGCAAAATCAATATCTTAATAGAGGTGAGTGGAGAATGTTAGAGGAACAAATCCGTAAATGGGATGATACCGAACCAATCACTGTTTTGATAAAGGTTTTCTTTGATAAACCCGTTAAAAGAGTACCTGCCGGTGCAGCAATTCCTTCATACTTACAAAAACATATTTACTTTGAAAAAAGTAATAAATGGAAATGTTTTGTATTCCTAAATGAAAAACCAAAATTTCATTGGGATGAATTGGAAATGATTTGCGAAAAAGAGGACCATAAATTTTAATAAAACATGACAATAACCGAATTAATTGAAGAAATCCTTAATGAATGGGCATACAGAGTTGAAAATGGTATGCCTGACCCAAAGAACCCAATCCACATAAAGGAGTTGGGTATTGTACTTTCTGAAATGGGTCTATCTCATATCAAAAATGATTTAGTTGAAAATCTTTTGATTGAAAAGGGTAAAACACCTGAAAAACATGTAGTAGAAGCGGATAAAGCATTCACTAATCCAATATTAAGTAAAAAAGTATCATATAAAGATAAAGACGGAAATCCAAAAGATGGTATTGTTGGTAATCTTTTAAGACTACCGAAAGATTCTCCTGGTAGAGTTGCTGCAGAAAAATTATTACCACCAGAGGGAAGTCCGGAAAGAGATTCGATGAATCAAGATTTAGGTGGAGAAGGACAACCAAAAAAACCGGAAGATGAAAAGGGTAAAGAAGGTGGTGAAGAAGAAGCTCCGAAAGAAGACCCAGCAAAAGCTGCAGCTGCAATGTTTGACCCAAAATCAGACCCTGCGATGGGAGCTAGAATGGATAGAGAAAAAGATGCTAACGCACAATTAGCAAAAGATGCGGAAGCCGATAAAGAGGTAGAGAAAGAGCAAGAACCTAAAAAAGAAGATGAGTTTGCTCCAATCGATTCAAAAGATGTTGCAAAGGAAATGCCACAAGCTGATCCTGAAACATTCAATGGAGATAGTGATATTCCAGGTGGAGTAGAACCTGAGCAATTGGAAAAATTTAATACCGATATCAAAAAAGTAGCACAACAAGTAGCTGATGCAAAAGCTAAAGGAGAACCTGCACCAAACATTAACTTATGTGATGTGACTGTTCCAGGTACAAACTTATATTGTGATGATAACTTAGGAATACCAAGAGATGAGATGCCACAATTCAAAGGTACTGCTCAACCTGGTAGTAGAGCAGCTGGAATGGACGCTGATGAAAGTGGTGAAGTTGATACTGAACCTGTATTCAAAGAAATGTTAAAAGAAAAAGGTATTAAGACACTTCAAACTCAAATACCCGCTGATAAATTAAAAGCAACACAAAAAGATTTGGTTGGCGCTAAAGTGGTTGGTATGATGGGAGCTTTGGAAAAAGACCCTAATCATCCAAAGATTACCGCACCTATATATGTTAGTAGAGATGGGCATGTAATAGATGGTCACCATCGTTGGGCAGCAATTGTAGCTTATAACGCTGCAAATCCAGATAAACAAATACCAATGAAAACGACGGTATTGGATATGGATATTAAAGATGCAATTCCAATGGCGAATAAGTTTGCAGAGGATATGGGTATTGCAGCTAAGAAGGCAGATGCAAATAAAGAGACACCGACAGAACCACAAAAGGTAACATCAGTACCAAAAATAACATTACCAATACAAAAAAAGATACAAAATTGGACCGAAAAAGAAAAAGCATTCTTTGAAAGAAACGAAGGAGCACCTGGTTCAAAAGAACGTAGAAGTTTAGGACAGGCTTTAAAAGATAAAGCAGCCGGAGCCCTAAAAGCAATTAAGAAAGGAGCTATGCATGAGGTTGAAGAATTTAAAGCAGCTGGTTCTGGTGTTAAAAACTTTTTTAGTGGTAAACCGTTAAGTAAGCATGAACAAAAAGCACTTAAAGCAGTTGCATTTAAAGTGGTAACTACTGCAGTATTCGGAGCTGCATTTGGTGGTTTATCACATGGTGTTGCTGCATTTGGAAAGCACGTAGCAATGGAGTTTATACCCCACATTATTGGTGAAACGATTCTAAAGGGAGCTGGTAAAGCCGCAGTATTTGCTGATGCAGATGGTGAAGCTGAAACTGATGCAAACGTATTAAAGTTTACTGAAATAATTTCAAAAGGACTTGAAGAAATGGAAATCACTCCTGAAATGATGGAGCAGATGGTTGATTCGTATAATGAAAAGAAAGAAAATGACGAAGTTGATAGTGATACTACTGGTGTAAAAGCAGAACATTTGCATTTAGTAGATGAGTTGATGTTGGAAATGATTTATGGTTTTATTGATGAAGCAACTGCTACTACTAAAGATTGGAAATTAGCTGCAAGAATAGGCGGACCTGATGGTAAAATAGTTTATTTTGGTTCTAAAGAAAAGAAAGATGCGGCTCTAAATGCTGGCACTCACTTTGATGTTGATAAAAAATTAAACGCTAAAGCCGAACAACCAAAAAATGAACCTGTTGCTGGAGCTGATTTATTTAAAGGAGATTACGAAAAGGAAAGAGGTACTGAAAAGAAAAAAAAGGGAGGTTCTTTTAAAGATTCGTATTTAAATAGTAGTAAAGCAGGAAAACCTGAAAAAGCTCAGGAAGATCTTGAAAAAAGACGTCAAAAGGCTTTATCTCAAATTGATAAAGCTGCTGAATATAATAGTGATAAATCTGGTATTTTTAGATTAGAAACGGAAGAAGGAAGTGGAAAGTTTATAGAAATAAAAACTGAAGATGTTAAAATAGCTGTAAATAAATTATTTAATGGTGAAAAATTATCTGCAAACGATAAAAAAAATCTAAATCTCACAACTAAAATTGTTACAAATCCAGAAAATGGTGATGTAAAATTATATTTTGCTAAAAAAATAGCAGGAAGGCAGCCACAGCAAGGATACGAAAGTGTACTAATGGCAGAAAAAAATATCCCAATGGGTGATGCGTTTAGAGAATATGCGATAGAAAACGGATTAAAAGTTGGTAAATCGGGAGAAGGGGCATTTGGTAAAAAACAAATAAATCCAAATAAAGTGGCAAAAGGAGGAAATCCGAAAGAACCCATAAAAAATCTCAAAGTAAAATCCGATAAAAATGGAATAGAAGTAGATGGTAAAAGATTCAATTACAAACCTATTCCAACTAAAAGCGAATTAAATAAATTAAGGGAAAAGCTTTTAAAAAAAGGGGTAAGTCCGAAAGAAGCAGATGAAAGAATTAGAATACTAGTTAATACTAGAAAAAAAGAAAATCAAGTATTATCTACAATTGCGGAGGTAGCGTCTAAAAGTGGCGGAGAAATACCATATTGTAATTTTGGTGATGTATTCACACCCGAAGGACGAAAGGCAACGATTACAAATGTCATAACTGGAGTAACTAAAATGTTTACCGATGGACTAAATAACCATCAAAATACCTTTAATACTGAAAATTTATTAGAAAAACCTGAAAATAAAAAAGTATTTGATACATTAAAGAGATTAGAAAAAATATCTAAAAGTTCAAATTTGGAAACCGATAAAGAGGCACAATTGGCTTTTAAAAAAGAATTAGACCAACTTCTTATAGATATGGCTGAATCTGTAGATTTTAAGGATTCCGTTGCCGATTTCGCTGAAATGGTTGTAGGTTTGGGTTCATTGGCAGACGGTAAACGAGTAATGTTTCCATCTTCTGAAAATTTTCAAACCGCCGATATTATCATATTACCAAGTGGTAAATCTATTAGCGATGCTGACTTAGTGAACGTATCGATAGAAGAATTGGATTTAACTGGAGGAGTTAGTATCAAATCGGATGGTGGAGGGGGTTCTGCTTTAAAAAATAGAATAGAACTAACTGAATATAAAAATCCAAAAACTAAAGGGAAATTATTAAATGCATTAAATACATATCAAACTGCTTATGGAAATCAACAAGATGTAAAGGAAGAAGAATTGGTAAAAGGTGAAGCTATTATAGAAGACTTATTTAAGCATGGTATTGAAATGGGTTGTTTTACTAAACAGGATATACAAAAAATTAAAAAAATTGGTGAAAAGCAAGGACAAAGTGAAATAAAAACCGCAGGTGATGCTGGAAACTGTGGAGGTAAGGAAAATCAAAAACGATTACATAGAGCAATGATACTTCAACATCAACAAATGCAATTGACGTGTATTATTAGTAACTGTGATACAGATTGGACTGGGTATTCCAATGTAAATAAAAAATATAGTAAAAAGAAGGGTAAAGTTGTAAAGGTAACAGATGATATTGCGGATGGTGTTAAAAAACCGTGCTATTCAAATCCACATCATAATCCTGGCTATACAAAATCGGTGGATAAAAATGGATGTGTTAGTCTTACACCATCAAATCAAAATCCTGCACACATCGTATCTAAAATACCTGATTTGATTAACAACTTTAAAGAATAAAATTAAAAATAAAAAAAACCGTAAGTAGTATTCAATAACCCGTTTTTATCCTTCCTTTTGGTTTTTAATATTTATAGTTAATTAAAAGAAAAAGAGGATGAAGACACAGTTACTATGTACGTTTACAACGAAAGGTGAGTTACAGAATACATTACAATTAATTCGTGAAACTTATCACATAGTTTATAATTACATTTATATTCTCCAAAATAAGGGGAATTTGGATGAATTATTTATCACGTACAATATAGATACAGCATTCCAACCGAATACTCCGTTGGAAAATACAATCCTTATACATAGAAAAAAAGAATCTAATTCATTATACACTATTAATGCTCTTAACGAATTAGTTAAAGAGGAGAATGGTGGGGTATTAGATAATTCATTTGTCATTAATTGGCAGAAGTTTAAAAATTCAATCATATTAACAAACGCCGAAGGAACTAAAAAAATTCAGACAAGAGTTTTTGAAGTAATTGATTTTGGTGAAGGAAAAGAAGTTATAACTGAAGAACATAAATAATATTACAATGTTATTAAAAAAAGGCGATAACAACGAAAATGTAAAATTAATGCAGGAGAAATTAGGAATTTCACCAGCAGTAACAAATTTTGGACCAAAAACTGAAGAAGCTGTAAAAGCATTTCAAACAAAAAACGGACTAACTCCGGATGGCATTGTAGGTGATACTACTTGGGCGATGATTGTGGGAGAAGGTAAAACTGTTCCTACACCACCTGTACAAACAATAGCACCGGTAGGTGGATTAAAATTGGATAAACTTAAAGGACATATTCCTGATGCAGTAATTCAAATGATTCCTGATACGGCAGCTAAGTTCCAAATCAATACTCCATTGAGATTAGCACACTTCTTAGCACAATGTGGACACGAAAGTGGTGGATTCAAAGCAACACAAGAAAATCTAAACTATTCAGCTAAAGGCTTGAATGGCATTTTTAAGAAATATTTTCCAACTTTAGAATCAGCTCTACCTTACGAAAGAAAGCCGGAGAAGATTGCATCTAAAGTATATGGTGGTAGAATGGGTAACGGACCTGAATCAAGTGGTGAAGGCTACAAATTTAGAGGTAGAGGATACATCCAATTGACAGGTAAAGAAAACTATACTGCATTTGGTAAATCAATTGGTGAAGATATTCTATCAAATCCTGATGTAGTGGCATCTAAGTACGCATTACTTTCAGCAGCTTGGTTTTTCTCTAAAAACGGATTACATAAGATGGCCGATGGTGGAGCAACTGATGCGGTAGTAACATCAATCACTAAAAGAGTAAATGGTGGGACAATAGGTCTCACAGATAGAATTAAACATTTCAAAGAATACTATTCTTTATTAGCATAGGATTTGGTGATGTAAATAAAAATTCGTATATTTATAGGATATAATAACACACAATGGCAAATATAAGTTTAAAAAGACTATTTGAAGCTGAAGATTTTAAAGCTAAAAGTAAAGAGACTGGAAAATTAGTACATTTCAAATCAAAGGATTCATACCAAGCCGCATTAAAGGCAGGTACGCACGAAGACCCTAACGCCCAAAAAGGTGGTGCATCTAAGGGGGCTGCAAAACCAAATGATATGTTTGGTGGGGATTATTCAAAAGATAGAGGTGGTGAAAAAAGTGAACCTAAAGATGAACCTACTTCTAAACCAAAAGAAGCTAGAAAAGGTAATCCTACTGTAAACAAAGAAGCTAAGAAAAAAGCAGAAGAATTTGGAATTACTCCACAAAAGTTGGGTAAAGATGGATACCAAAAAGCAATGTATCAAGCAGCAGTTGAAGCATTAACTGATGCGAATTTTCACGATGAAGCAAGAGAATTGATATCAAAGATTGAAGGAAAACCTGAATGGGCTAAAAAGGTTAATTACCCTTCAATGGATGACCCTAAGTACAAAGAGAAAATGGCAGATATTAGAACTAACGGAGTAGATAGTTCGGAATATTGGGGTGGAGAAGATGGTACACATGAATTCGCTAGAAAAGTAGCAGCATCTTCAGGATGGAATGGAGTTGAAGCGGCTGATGGTATCGCATTCACTTTAAGAATGAATGGTTTCCATAAAGAAGCAGATATGATTCAATCCGTATTTGATGATAAACCATATATGAGAGAACAATCAACGAAACTAACATCAATGATTAAAAAATAACTAAAAGGGAGAAACTAAAAATTCTCCCTTTTTTATTTTGACACAAGTTGTCACAAATTATTTTCATAAACGCTTGTTTATATCGGGCTTTATTCGTATGTTTACTATGTAATAAAACGATAAAGATATGAATACTGTAAGATTTAACCGCCACGAATTGTTCTCCGAAAAAATGATGGAGTTCCACTCTACTACCATCCGAATAGTGGAAGATTACCACATCGCTAGAAATGAAAGTTGGCACACCCCTCTATACAATATGTTGTGTGGTATATGGGATGGATACTTTTATAGCGAAATGTTAGAGATGGCGAAGCAGATGGGATTACCTACTCACATTACTGACCGAATTGAATTTACTGAATTATACATTAGACTATAATAATATGATGACTCCCCAAATCACTGCCCGTTACCTATCAAATGGAGAAATGATAGTTCGATTACTACTCCCCAATGGTACTGAGAAAACAATGACTCAGACCGAATATGTGAATACCTACTTAAAAAAATAGTCTACAAAAGACTAGGATATATGAAATCTTTTTCGTATGTTTATAGAGTAATAAGAGTTCAACCCCTAAACCCCTTTAATATGAATACTGACTTAAACAATTTGATTACTCTTTATGTGAATGGTTCTATTACCGAGCAAGAGTGTTGGGATGATCTTGA